TGTATTTCAGGCTGTTGCCACCATGTCTTCCAGTCCTTCTCGGTGTAGCCCTGTAGCATCTCTGATCCCAGCCTAACCATCCTACGTTCTGGTGGCAGTGTGCCCACACGTTCTATCATCCTGCGTGCCGCTGTGGTGTTGTGTGTCATGATGTCCCACTGTCGTTGTACTGCTTCTTCCCGGTGTTCACGTAGCCAACGCATGGTGGTGCTTCTGCCGTTGAGATCCCTGTCCTTGGCATTGACCTTCATGCCACCGAACTCACTGGTGTCATTGAGCCATTTGCAACAGAAACCGAAACGTTGTGTCATGTGTGTATTATAGCAGATATATGTGATCTGTCTAGTCCAGCAGTGTTTCCATCATTGCCCAGTGTCCTATGATGTCGCTACAGTGCAGTTGGAATCCGTATTCCCTGTCTATGTCACGTAGGATCTTGTTGGCTTTGGCCATGCTCAGTCCTGCATTGGCTGGTAGTTGTAGTGCGTTGATCGTTTTCTTTTTGAGTGCTGTAGCGGCCTGTACCCTGTGCCAACCGTCAGTGAGTAGATAATAACCCGAATCCTTTATGGGTGTGACCAATATTGGATCCCATGCACCTTCCTTCTTCAACTTGTTGATCCAGGTCCTTTTCTCTTTGTTCAATGGACGTTCAACACCCAGCCCCATCTCTGCCATGGTGACTAATCGATCTATTTCCACTTTTACTTTCTTGATATTAATCTGTTTCATAGGTGATGTAATTGATGTCTTGTATTATCTGCCACTCTGGTCCACGTGGCAACGGCTTCCTCTGTGGGTAGTCATTCTCGTCTGACATCTCCCTGTATTTGTTTGCACAGGGTGGTCCACAGAACGGTCTGATTATCCTCTTGTCATGCTTGGTGTCGTGTAGGCTGTCGTACCAGTAAATTGCGTTGGTGAAAGATTTCTTGCAGACGTAACAGGTGTGATTAGTCATTGCCCGGCAACTTGGTCATCTGTTGGGCACCGCCCATGTTGATGTATCCTGCCTGTCTGTTGTTGAAGTCTGGTTCCTCGTCTGAAACTAAAAGTATGTCATTCTCGTCGATCATCCTCACCTCCAGCTCAGTGCCATCCTTCTTGACCTTGAGAGCCCTGCTCCATCTTCCATGTGCTATCATGACCCATTCGCCGACCTTGACGTCCTCCTGTTGATCTCCAACTGCGTATATCTTGGCCCAACGTGGGTGTATGCCCGCTTCCGTGCCGTCGTCGTCTAGTAGTATGATCCCACCCTTGGACTTGGTCGCCCCGAACTGCATGTCCGATACCAATACCCTCTTCTTGAGTGGTGTGATGTCGTAGTCAACGGTGTACTGTTTGCCGCCGTGTGATCCGAAACCTTTTGCTTGTAAGTCTTCTAGTTGTCCCATTGTAGGATTATTTTAACAGATTTATTTTGATTCGTCAAGAGCCGCACACTGTTCTTTTGTGGCAGGTAGACCTATTTCCTTGTCGTACAACCATACGTAAGAATAAGTGATCTTGTCGCCGTTCAAGTCGCATTTTTTGCCAAATGACAATTTTGGTTGCTTGATAGAACAAGCAGAGGTCAAAAACAAGATCGATAATGCTAATACTAGTGTCTTCATGATGTTATTCCAATCCGTCAAGTGCCGCGTCTATGCCGCCCTTGCTGGTGCTTTCTGTCTTGGGTTTGAAAGTTTCCACGGTCTTTGTCGCCGGAGTCGGTTCAGGTGTTGGTGCCACCTTCTTGGGTTGTGGTGCCGCTTTCTTGGGTGCTGGTTTTGATGCCACCGGGGTCATCTTCTGCACGGTCCTGGTTGGTTCTGGTGTGGGTGCTGGCATCGCCTTGCCCTTGCTTGGCGTGTCACTGACCATGCCCTTGGGTTGTTCGTAATACTGTTTGATCACTGTCTCTTTTGGCGTTACCACTTGTCCGCCTGCTCCCAACACGTCACCCTTGGCGTTGACGTTCATGTTGCCCACGGCCTGAACTGATTCGTTGGCCGCTCTTAATTTCTCTATGTCCACCATACGTCCCTGCATGGTCCTGTACATTCTTTTGGGTTTTGCTCTTGCTACCATAATAATATGCTCCTATTACTGTTACTTATCATCTCAGGAATTCGGTGATGTCCAAATTGTACAGCATGGGATTGATCTTGTGTACACCTATCAGGAACAGGCAGAAACTGGCCACGCTGGACCCCCTGCCCACGCCCCAGACCATGTCGTTGGCCCTCAGTGTGTCAATGAAGTAGATCAGGAACTGTAGTACCCTCGTGAATTTTTTCTTCTCGAACAGATCATACTCCATCTGCACCCTCATCTTCTCCTCGTCGTTCTGGCACTTGTCCAACAACCATTCCAACACATTGATCTGGTAATACTTGTCAGGCATGTGCCAGTTGTCACAGTTCTGTTTGTCAAATTCTGTCAGTGAAGGTCTCTCGGGCGCCGTGTTGATCACTGGTAGGTCTATGCCCAACTCCTTGAGGCTTTCGGAATACTTGTCTATGTCGTTGAGATACAGTCTCGAGATGTCGAAGTCTGGATCGGTGTACAGCAATTCGATAACATCCTCCTCCGAGAATATCACATCACCGTGATCATTTGTCTTTGTTTTTGCCGCCATCTAAAACCTTTGGTTGGAACTCAAATATTTTAGCATGATACTCGTGCTTCTTGTCAACAGGAATCTCTTGGTTGTTCCAACTGAAGTGTCCTGTGTATATTCCCTTGTCAAGTTCTTGGTCATAAGTTGCCGTGTCCGCCCTCAGCCACCATGGATCAAATTTGCTGAACTTCGCTGAGAACCAGTCGGGCCTATCTAACAGTATAAGCTCTTTGCTGTCTTTGTCAACCGTGTAGGTAATACCGTCACCCTGCCATGAGCTCAGTTCTATGTGGTTGATCACTATCTTGCTGTCCAGTATGCTGTTTGCCTTGCAGAAACACACCGCGGCCATGATCTGGTCATAGGGTGGCTTTGGTAATTCAATGAACCTGTTGGTGGACTCTTTCTTCAGTGTGACATACAATGGTTCGTCCCTCCACGTGGTGATCGTGTTGGCGAATACCTGTTCGAAGAGGTTCTTCAATCTGTCGAAGTATTCTGTCTGCTCCTTGAGGCTGGCTGTGTGTGGGGTCAGTGATATGTTAAGTTTGTACTCATTGGCGAACAGTTCACCATCAACTATGATTATGCTTTTGAATTTTGTCTTCCAGGAGAATGTGTTTGACATCAAAACTATTTACTAGTCGATGTTGACCAGGTCGCCTAGGTCTGGTTCGTTCCTCAATTTCTTGTTGTTCTTGTGCCACTCCTCGACACGTCTCTGTCTCACTGCGTCCTGGTAGGTCTTCAGTGCCTGTTGCAGTGTGGCCAGCATCTCAGGATTACGTCCACGCCTCGCTATGGCAACTTTCCTTGACAGTTCCTTGATACGTTTGGAGATGTCTTCCTCTGACATGTTGCCTATCTCTTCTTGTAATGGATGGAAGTACATGATACTCCTTAGTTATTAAACGTACTGTTTGCCCAGTTGGTGCATCAGCACCGTTGTGCCACCGTCTGGTGACATGAATTCAAAAAGTGCTCGGCCCAGACCTATCGTAACTTGGTCTGAAGTGCCGTCACTGCCTGTGACATTGTCCGCCTTGATCACCGCACTAGGTAAGGTCAGTATACCTGTTGATGTTGGTTGCACAGTGATGTCTAAAATAATCCTGCCCACGGAACCTGTTGGGAAGTTCAAGAATGCGAAAGTGGTGTCAGCGGTTATAGTCAATGTTTGGTAATGACCGTTTTCATGATTTAATGTCACTGATCCACTCGAGACCGATCCGTGTGCGAAAATAGTTTCGCTGTTGTCTTTCAAAACTGCATTTTGTATTGTACTACCGTTGAAATTGTTGGCCGAATCGAGATTTGCCTTGTTTGACTGTATGTTGTCTATCTCGGTCTTGGCTTCCGTGAAGTTGTTCTTTATCGCATTGAAATTGTCTCTGAACCCTTGTGAACTGTTGTCCTGTCCCGCTTTCGGGTACGTTGCATCTATGTTTCCTGGTACTATGTTACTTGCCATTATTGAATTCCTTTGTCTCTAAATTTAAGGTATTTATCGTTGCTTCTTTCCACCTTTATTATTGTGCCTGCTGACGGTACTTCCTTGGTAAATGTTATGTTTGTCTTGTTTGTGGTCGTGTTGTATGACAATGATATGCCGTACTCATGATCGGCCGATCGTAGTTCCGTGTCAGCGGTCGGGTCTAAATGCCCTGCGAATCCTGACGCCGTCCAGCCTTCACCAGGTAAAACCGTTGTTGTGCCTTCTTTGACCAAAATATCTTCCTGGTGCACTAGCTCGTCCACTTCGAATGTTGTAGTAGATCCATCCGCTGTGAATGTATCTGTCGCAACCTTGCTGTTGCTGACCACGTACCTGTCTATGGTGAATGCTATGTTCTTGAAATTAATTTCCTTGTCCTCGATCCTTTTCTTGACCAATGCTGACGTTCCCGGCTTACAGTAACACAGAGGCACCGCGGTCACGTAACCCAATGGTGCCAGGCCACCCGCCTGTGTGGTCTTCATCCATAATGGTAGGTAATCCCATTCCTTGTGTCCCAGGGTCTTCATCCTAGACCTCATGTTGGCCACTGCGTTTGGATAGATTGTTTCAATGAATCCGAGATCAGCACTCAGTTGATTCGCGTACCTCACCTTGGATCCCGCTGTGCTGAATGAAAGTCCGCCATCTGTTGTGACTTCGTAGTCCACGTAGTCTGTGGTCGCATCCATGCTGGACGCCCTTGGTCCTAGCATTGGTTTCACTATCGAATTCCTCAACGTGATTGCACTGGAAACTGCCACCCCATCTTTGTTTACCATGCTGTCTTTTACTTCTATGTAAACTACTTCATATTTCACAGTGTTTCCTTCCTTGGCAATTGCTGTCTTTATGTCTCCGAAGTACAGTGTCTTGGGAGCATGATTCTGTTCCATCTGCTGTTGGAACGCGGTCAGCGTCTGTGCCTCGAGACCCGCCATCATCAGCATGTCCGGTTTCAACTTCATGCCGAAGTTCGTGTCCTCTGGCCTGAATATGTTGTCCACTGAATTTATGTTTGGATCCTGTGCTATGTTGTAGAATATGTTCTGGTCTATGAATGACGTGGCATGTCCAGACATGTTGCCATATTCGATCTGTGTGTAAGGTATGTCAATGTTCAGTGTGAATTCTTTTGATGTGGCCGCGGCCTGGTACTGGTCGCTGACTGTCACGGTGAAAGTGAATGCCCTGGTTGAATCAGTGAAATCACTGGGGTCTATGGTGCCTATTAGGTTTCCTTGGTCTGACAATGTTATGCCCGTGGGCAAAGCACCCGAGGTGACGGAGTAACTCAACACACGATTATCTTCTTCTGTGACGGCCTCTACTGACAACAAGCTCGGCACGTCTGCCTTCAGTGTTCCTATCACTGCAGGTGTCGTGAATGCAATCCCTATGTCAATCTCACCTATCACCTTTAACGTGAATGCTTGGTCCGTGAACACGTTGACCCCCGTGGTCACCACTCTGTTGGCCCTGACTGTGAATGTGTGGTCTACTTCTACTGCTGACTGTCTGGCCAATTGGCCATAAAGTTCTCCGGAGTTGACGTCTATGGACACCCCTGATGGTAGAGCGCCTGACTGTATGGAATATTCCAGGTCACCCTGCTGTGGATCGAAGTCCTCCACGTCTATCTTGACCACTATTGCGTTGTCGTGCCTGAAAGTTCCAAGGTCCGATCCTGTCCTGAACACCGGTCTCCTGTTGGCGCTTAGGTCCATGGTCAGTGGTGATGAATCTATCTCTGTAGCGTCTATGGTAATGTCGGTGTTTGACACACGCCAGTAGTCCGCCGAGTACACGAATATTGAGTTGTCCTGTTCGACGAAACTGGTGCCATCTGACACACGCACTACGAAATCGAAATTCTTGCTTATGCTCTTGGAGATCACCGTCCTGTCGTATGTGCCATCAAACTGGTCGTCTGTCCCGACACCGTCGTAACCACCACGTGCTCCGTAACGTTGATCATCGGTCAGTTGCACTATCCCAGATATCAATCCCGTCTTACTCATGGTCACGCCAGGCGGCAGGGAGCCATCCACTATCTCGTAAACAAGGCTCTGCCCTGCTTCTGTATCTGTGTCCGTGGCCTGCATCTGTACGGACACGCTGGATCCGTCTATGACCCAGTACAGTCCCACACTGGTTGAATCATCCAGTTGCAGTTGTCCAGAAGCGGTTGTGAAAGTGGGTGCGTCCGCTCCCTGCACGTCTATGCTGAAAGTCCTGTCTGTTATAGCGGTACCGGCCGTGGCTCGCACGACGAAGGTGTAAAGAGTTCTTTTGGCAACCTCAGCCGGAGTACCTGTCAAGAGCCCGTCTGTGGTGACCTGCATTCCTGCGGGTAGGCTCCCTGCTATCACGGAGTAAGCGATGGCCGTTGAATCGCCTATAGCGACCGGGTCATTCGCTTCCAGTTGAAGTGAAAACGATGCCTGTTCATCTATGGTTGCAATTTTACCTGCCGTGGTTGTCCACACTGGTGTTGCCATATGACTTACTCCTTACAAGGGTATTTATTGGCAATTACCGGCTATTGTTCTGCGTACGAATCCAGTGTTCCAGGTGCTGTAGTAGGTCTTCACGGGCGGTCTTGTCCTGTTCTCGCCTTATGGCCTCCTCCAAGCGTTTGATCTCTGACTGTGGTGATCGCTGTGACCTACGGTCGTTGTTGCGCCTTCTCATATTTTAAGTACTTTGTCGGTCTAGGTTACTATGACTTGTCATAGAACGGAATGACCCTTGCCACTCCTGCAATCTTGACTTCCAGGTATCCTGTTGGTGTGGCCGGTAATGCGTTTCCTCCTCCTGCCGCTCCCACAGTGGTCTGTGTCGCTGTGTTGAAGTCCACTACACCCGTACCCTGTGTGCTGATCGATATGTCTCCGTCTGACGTGTCATTCTGCAGAGAATCAGTCCTCAGCGTGGTAAACTCACCTAGTGTGGCCTGCAGTTCGAAAGCGGTCACTATGGAGTCGGTACCACCTAGTGCTAAGGTCTCACCCGATAATGGACTAATAGTTATACCACCTGTTGTTGAACTAATGGTATTAGCGTTCATTGTCAGGTTGTCCACATTCAGTTGTCCTGTTACAGTGGCGGTACCAGTGACGTTGGTAGGTCCTGTGAGGTTTATCGCTCCTGTCCCAGAAGGCTCTATGTCCACGTCACCATTGGTGTCTGTGGTGATCTTGCCCTGTGCGTCGATGTTGAGGTCGCCTACGTTAAAAGTGCCTGTTGTAAGTGAGCCACTTATGGTAGTGTTTCCTGTTGTGGTTACGTCTGCTGTTGAAAGTGTTCCTGAAACCGATGCATTTCCTGTGACGTTGGTAGCCGCCGCAAGTTCTATCGTACCTGTTCCTTGTGGATCAAGTGTCAGGTTGGCGTTTGACCCATTTGTTGTGATATCGTTTGTTGTCAAACTGGTCAGCGTGGTCACACCTGTTATGGTAGGTGCGGTGATAGTTGGACTGGTCAGCGTCTTGTTGGTCAATGCTTGTGTGTCCGAAAGTGTTACAACAACACCTGTGTCCACGTTAAAAGTCACTGTGTTGGCCGTTCCTGAAGTTGATATACCAGTACCGCCCGTGAACGTCAATACCTCTCCATCGAGGTCGATGTTCATGTTTGTTGAATCGTCTGTGGCGAAGTCTAAGTCCTGTGCCGTGTTCTGTGCGTCAACGTATGTCTTGATCGCACCCTGTGTGGCTAACAGTGTTGCACTGCCTGTAGTTAGGTCACCGTTGTCTATGCCTGTGACAGTTGCACCCGTTGCCAACTCCAATGAAGTGCCAACTGCCAGTGTTGAACCCAGTGTTGTGGCACCGCTGATGTTCATAGTGCCCGTGGTCTGTATGTTCTCCGCTATGGTGATCTGTGTCGAGTCATCTGAACTCAATGTTGTGCCATTGAATTTCATTGCACCCAGTTTGATGCTTCCTGTTCCGTTTGGTGTGACAGTGATGTCACCATTTGTGACACCTGTTGTTATTGCAAAAGTGTTTACGTTTAAATTTGCATCAAGCGTGTTGATGTCGTTGTCGCTTCCGTACAACTCTATGAAGTTGTCGTTGATCTTGTCAAATGCTGTTCTTAATGGATCACCCGTTCCGTCGTTTGCGGTAGATCCTATGTTGATTCCTTGTCTCGCCATGTTGTTTATCCCCTGTTGATAAGATTATTTATTTTAAATTCTATAAACCTAATGTAATTATTACAAGTCTATCAACACCCGCTGGAACTTGAACACGGTGCTGTCATTGGTGATGTTGGTGGCCAGCAGTCTCACGTTGCCATCGTCTATGTCTGCCGTGAATGTGCATAGTGGGTCTGTGTGTGATGTGGTGTTGCCAAACACTGTGATGTATGCTTCCGTGGTGCTGTCCGCACTGGGACCGTGTATCACGCTGGCTTCCACGATTTCGAATCTGCTGTTTGTGGTGTCTGATATCGAGATGTAGTACTTTGCACTCCTGTATGTGGCCGATGACCAACTGTCCACCAGTGACGTGGCAGAAGTGGCAATAGTGGATGTGTTGTCACCTATCTCTGAGTGGTTCAGCGTGGATGGTAATGACAGTGTGACGAACCCCAGGTTGCCCGCACCATCTGTCTTCAACACTTGGTCTGCCGTTCCATCCGCAGTTGGGAAACCAAATCCACTGATCGTGACCGTGCCCGTGCCGTTGCCTGTCAACTCGAGGTTGGCGTTTGATGCGTTTGTTGAGATGGTGTTGTCATCTATGGTGACTCCGTCAATTGTAAGTCCTGCTGTTGTGGTCATTGTCGTGAACGTGCCGGCCGCCGGTGTCGTTGCACCTATGACCGTGTTGTCCATGGTTCCACTGTTGATGTCTGCCTTGGCTATCACTACCTGTCCTGTGCCTGCAGGTTCGATGACGAGGTCTGAATTTGAATTTGTCGTTTTGATCTCGTTGTCCGTTATGTTGATGTTGGAATCTATGGTCAGGTTGTTTATCACCACACTGCCCGTCCCTCCCGGAGTTAGATTTATGTCCGCGTTTGAACTGGAACTGATTGTGTTGTCTTGCAATGTCAGGTTATCGATGTTGGTGGTTGTCAAGTTGGTTGTGCTGTTAACGGTCAATGATCCCAGTGTTGCCAATCCACTTACATCCAGTGTTCCTGTGGTTGTAAGATTTTCATCACCAAAACTTATTGCACCTGATGAGTCTGTGATTGAACCATCGGCCAGTGTTAGATTGCCCAGTGCTGAGCCTGTTGCGGCCGTTATTGTTCCTGTTGTGCTTAAATTTTCATCACCAAAACTTATTGCACCTGATGAGTCTGTGATTGAACCATCGGCCAGTGTAAGATTACCAAACGTCGACCCTGTGGCCGCCGTCAGTGTTCCTGTGTTTGCAGTGCCCGACACGTTCAATGTTCCGTCCACTATCAAACCATCGTTGATGTTGATGTTGGTAGAGTCATCTGAACTCAAACTCGTGCCTCTGAATTTTACTGCTCCGAATACCACAGATCCCGTGCCATTAGGGAGTAGGTTGATATTTTCATTTGATCTTGTGCCCTCGATGTTGTTGTCATTGATCCTGATCGCCGGGAAGGAAACTGCACCTGTGCCAGAGGGTTTGAACACCAGGTCTTCATTGGATCTTGTGGCCGATATCTCGTTTCCGCTGAAACTGAGGTCTCCACCTGACAGTGGTGACAGGTACAACTCTGTGAACATGGTGTTCACTTTCTGCATAGCAGATCTTAAGGTATCGCCCGTACCGTCGTTTGCGTTTGATCCTACGTTCAGTTCCTGTTGTGCCATCCTTAAACCTTTATTACCCTCTTGACCAATTTGATCACTTGGTTGTTAGTGTTATTTACTGTTCCTAGCAGTCTTACGTTGCCGCCTGATATGTCCGCTGACAGGTCCAACGAATCATATATGGTTGATCCGTCACCATCACCATTGGTCGCCGCACCGAATGAGCTAACATATGCGTTTGTGCCGTCATGCGTGACATTGGCGTCTATTATCGTGTATCTGTCCGCAGTCGCGTCTGAAATCTGTATGTGGTACTTGGCACTCCTGTATGTGGCCACGGCAAATGAATCTATGACCTGTGCTGAACTGTTGCCCGTTATGGTGGCCGTGTTGTCCTGCACGTCTGTGTCAGTCACAACGAATGGGAAAACAACGGATGATAATACTTTGCTCGCATTGGTCTTGATCAGTTGTCCCGCCGGCACCGTGTTGGGGAATGTGAAACCGTTTATCAGGACGTTGCCTGAACCATTAGCACTGATCACCAGGTCTGCATCTGTGTCTGTGGCCTTGATTTTGTTGTCTGTGATGTTGACCTTGTCTGCCTGCACTGATGGTACAGTGATGGAGACCGTTGAGAAAGTGGCCGCCGCTGGTGTCGTTGCACCTATCACAGTGTTGTCTATGGTTCCCTCGTTCATGTCCACTTTTGGAATCTGCACGGAACCTGTGCCGTTAGCAGATAATTTGAAATCATCATTTGAACGTATAACCTTGATCACGTTGTCGGTCAAATTTATGCTGGAATCTATCGTCAGGTTGGAAACATTTACAACTCCCGTTCCACCCGGGGTTAAATTAATATCTGCATTTGAACTAGAGGCAATGATATTGTCATTGAACGTCAAGTTGTCAATCGTAGTTGTGCCCGCAAACGATGATGCACCTGATACAGTCATCGTTCCCAATGTGGACAATCCACTGACGTCCAATGTTCCTGTGGTTGTCAGGTTCTCATCGCCGAAACTTATAGCACCTGATGAGTCTGTAATCGAACCGTCTGCAAAGGTCAGGTTTCCTATCACGGATCCCGTCTCTGCTGAAAGTGTGCCTGTGGTTGTGATGTTCTCGTTGCCGAAACTTATTGCACCTGTTGAGTCTGTAATTGACCCATTGGCCAGCGTAATCGTACCTATCACAGAACCTGTGGTACTACCCACTGTGCCAGAGACAGTCACGTTGCCAGTCGTGGTCAGTGAACCATCCACTATCAAGTTCTCGTTGATGTTCACTATGGACGAGTCAATTGCAGTTATAGAAGTTCCTGCGATCCCAATCCCGTCTACGACCAATGAACCAGATCCGCTGGCCCTCAATATTAGGTCCTCGTTGGTCCTTGTGCCTTCTATGTTGTTGTCGTTGATCCTGATCGCTGGAAACAGTATGCTACCTGTGCCGGATGGTTTCAGCACTATGTCTGCGTTTGACTGTGTTGTACTGATCTCGTTTTCAATAAATCCTATTGATGTCTGGGCAAATGGTGTTGCGTACAACTCCGTGAAGTTGTTGTTGATCTTGATGCCCGCACGCCTGATGGTGTCACCTGTGCCATCATCTGCTATTGCACCGATGTTGATTACTTCCTGGGCCATGTTAGATACTCGCTAGTGTGATCTTT